GGTGAAATTAGTCAGGATGTACAGATTAAGTTTGTATCCGAGCAGGTTGGATCCAAAATCAATGAAACAATTGCTAAAAACGAAGCGGTTCAGAAACTCAAGCAAGATGTTAAGTCTAAGCAGGAGCAGGAACAAACGGGTGTTGGTGGAGCTGTTGCAAAAGGTGCTAAAGGTATAGGTGAAGGTGTAGGTAGTGCAGCTGAGGGTGTCGGTTCGGGTGTAGGAACTGCTGCCGAAGGTGTTGGCTCTGGCATTGGCTCCGCTTTCAGTGGTGGCGCCGCGCCTTCTATCGCATCCGCGGTGGTGTGCTGTGTTCTCATCATCGGTGCTGGAGCTTTTGCTATGCAGAATCCCGGTATGGTTAAGGGTGCCGCCAAGGGTATGAAGGGTATGAAGGGGCGATAACTTATAGATTAAACTATTAATACAATACATGTATCACAAAGAGGTTATTCTTGAAACAGTCGATAATAAACAAGTCATCTACACGAGAAATAATTATGATACAGTCAAAAATGTTTCTTGGAAGGATGTCAAACTAAAAGTTTCGGATGAAATCAGACGAAACTCAGGATTGATGATTAACGGAAATAAGTATTCCTTCGTTTGTCATAACGACTATCTTCCAGGATCGCTCAAGCCTGCCTATCAAGAAGTTGGTATGGAAGAGATGCACATATACATTTCATTTTCCGACAGTGCAGAAACTTTCGGTAGACACAATGATGAAGATGATGTATTAATCGTACAGAGTATAGGAAAAATGGCATACAGGTTTGATAATGGTAAAACTTGTGTGTTATCACCCGGTGATAGTCTATTCATTCCAGCTGGTGTGTATCATCACCCGATTGTACACCAACCGAGAGTAACCCTGAGTTTCTCAGATTAAAATCCATTTGTAATTATTCCATCAACCCCATACCTATACATATATTCCAACTCTTTGTCATCTTTATGTGTATAGGTGTATACTTTGATTTCCCTCATCTTACAGTATGAAATGAATGTATGATCGAGACAAGTCCAGTGAAGTATCACAGCTTTGAGATCGTGTGTCAGGTAATTATATTCACTCTCGTGAAATGTTGTCTCGAATGTCGAACCTTTCTGGAATCCATATGGGAGACTATACAAAATCTTTCGATTGAAACTACAAAAGATTACATCCCTCGTCGGTTCGGTCTTGTAAAACTCCATGAGCGCTCCGACAACTGACAGGCTACTACCCTTGATGTCGATGAGTAGGAGAGTTCTTCGAATGTCTGGAACCTCGTCGTACACATCTCTCAGGGTGCAGATACCCTTCTCCCTCAATTGTTCCAAAGACATGTCCACCACGAAGTGGTCGCCCAGATACACATCATGGTGGAGTACCAATTCCCCTGTTCCACACAACTGTACATCGATCTCGACACCATCATAGTCTCTATGAATTGCCTGACGTATCGCTTCGATACTATTGTCCTTGTACCTGATAGAGTACCCACGGTGTGCGATACACTTCATCCTAACTTAAAGACATTTTAATCCTTTATACCAATGATTTTAAGTATCGATGTCGGCACAAAAAACTTAGCTCTGTGTCTTCTCGACGAGGACGCCGGTAATCTCGTGCGTCATTGGGATGTCGATGGAATCCCACCTCAACATACAGATGGAGTCTACGTCTCACTTCGAAAACACTTAGATGCGAGACCTTGGGTGTTGACGGCGAAGACAATTCTCATCGAGAAACAACCTGAGCGCAATAAGAAGATGATCTCCGTGATGCATTTTCTTCATGCTTACTTCATCATCAAATGTCCCAACGCGGAGACAATTTTGTACGATGCTCGTCACAAGATTCCTGACGTAGCGGGACCTGGTAAGGCACAGTACAACAAGAGGAAAAAGGTCTCCATCGAAAGATGTGAAGCCTTCATTCGTGGTGGGACCACAAATGCTCACTGGCTCGATACATTCCTCAAGTCCAAGAAGAAGGATGATTTGGCGGATACTGTCATGCAAGCTCTGTCATTCGTGAATAGGGTAGAGGTCACACCAGCTTCAAAGAAGAAGAAGTCGACTAAAATAGTTCCTCGAAAACCAAACGAGAATCAGAAGATGACAAAGTATTCCAAATCAAACCTGGCTTGGATTTATCTCAATAAACCTGAATGTGAATGTCTTGAAAACAACAAGAGGTTTATGAAAGACCTCAAGAGGTACTATCGAGACATTGAGGAGTTTGTTAAAGATTTGAAGTGAATAACAACTAAATGTCTCTCACCATCCGTATGTCCGCCGTCAACAAGCCCAATAACCTCGATCGTGTCATCAAAAGCAATAAGCGTCTCAAGTCTGCATTCCATTCCAAGAAGCCAAAGAGGAACACACATCGCGTGGCTCTCGACGAACTTGACACCTTTGTTGAACTCATCGACGAGGCGATCGACGCCATGAACGACACTTGGATTGAAATTGAGAACACACAAGAGAAGTTGTACAAATTGTATGACTTCTGCGGGGAGGTTCCAATGGATGACGAGTGTACCTATTAAAGATTTGAACGGATACTAAATCATAATGGAGAAAGTTTTGGATCATGGCTTTGTTCGTCTCGTTGATCACATGCCTCAACAGGATCTTGACACATCAATCGTACAAGCTGCTCGAGTCTCCTATGGTGACGGTACCAAAACCTCCCGTGGAGACAGGGGGCTCATTCGATACCTCCTCCGACATTGGCACACGACCCCCTTTGAAATGGTCGATTTCAAGTTTCACATCAAAATGCCCATATACATCGCCCGACAACACATGCGGCACCGCACCGCCAGTATAAATGAACTTTCCGCTAGGTACTCCGTTGTACCCAAAGAGTATTATGAACCTGACGTCATCCGTGGACAGTCTGAAGTGAACCACCAGGGTTCCGAGGGTGTCGTAGAGATTGGTGAGCACCTCAAGACTAGGACGAGTGAGCATCTGAACAATTCGTTCGATGTTTATGAAGATCTTCTCGAGAGTGGGTGCTGTCGTGAGCAGGCTCGTGGAAACCTTCCACAGTCGACTTACACCGAGTTCTATTGGAAGATCAACCTCCATAACCTCCTCCACTACCTCCAGTTGCGGATGGAGCCAGGTGCCCAGAAGGAGATTCGTGACTACGCGAACGCAATCTTCAATTTGGTAAAGCCCCTCGTACCCATCACAATGGAGGCTTTCATGGACTTTAGGGTGAACGCGATGCAGCTCACAGGTCCTGAGATTGAAGCGATTCGCACAGGTGTGATGATGAATTCTCCGGGTGAGCGGAGGGAATTTGAGGAAAAGTTGAAGAGGTTAAAAATAAAATGTCCAGAATGAGTACCTTACAAGATGATCAAGATGTGCACTATCCCAGCGACCAAAACTCTATGCGAGTTCGAAATATCTCGCCGCCCTATGACTGCCCGTAAAGCGGGGTATGTTCATGTGGTTGAACACCCCAAAAAAGAAACGACAGCACTCAACTATAAAGATACAGTGTGTGCGAGAATGGAGGCTGAGCGCCAGCCTCGGAGAGTGGCAAGGCTTAAAAAATTAAATGTCAATACAAAGTAAATGTTCGCTATCCCAAACACTTCCGTCGTATTCGCCGCCGCTAACAAGAAGAACAAGGATTTCAAGAAGCTGGGTAAGAAGGTCCAGAAGCAACGTCAGGGTGACCTTGAGAAGATCAGGGACAAGCTCTCTGATATTGCCAAGGATGAGTCCAGGCGCGTGAAGGAGGTTTTCGAAGAGCACAAGAAGCTTTTCCAGAAAGCCAAGCCCAAGGGTTCTGCGAAGAAAACCTCTATTGACTTTTACGAAAAGTAAACCAGAGGGTACATAAGACAAAAAACATCGCCAACGGTGTATCACCGAACCTCTCAGCCAGTAGAGCGCACACGACACTGTATTGTACGACTCGTATTTCTTGCCTTGTTTTGACCATAGACCTCTTCATGGCTGCTCTGGACTTCTCCAAGCCCAGAACAGCTGTACTTATCTTTCCAATCTTAGATGGGATTTCTGTCGTCTTCATGACCATCTCACCGAGATCGATGGATTCTATGAATTGTTGTTGAATCATCGGTTCCAGGTAGGTGTAATAATTAAACTCTGGATCCAATTGGACACAAATACCTTCGATGATAGCGAAGGACTTCGCCAAGTATACAAAGCTTGTGGGTACAACAAAAGGTTTTTCAGCGGCGAGTTGCACGGCGAGATCATCGTTCATGATTCCCGAACCATCGAGGGTCTCCAAGTAACCCAAAATGGTTTCAAAAAACAGCTCAATGTCAGATACATCACTGGTAGTAGGTACAATGACACCAAGTTTTATGAGTACATCTACAATACCAGCGGTGTCACGAGTGATGATAAACCCAAACAAGTTCTTAAACCCATCCC